TGACAGCAGGTAGGGCTTTATGGATTAAAGTAGAAGTAATATCTCTACCCAATTTTGGTGTGAAGGTCTTTACTGCTGCCCTTTCAACAGGAGCGAATGTTCGCCTTGTTCTCGCAGCAAGACGCTGGGCATAGGTTCTACCGCCTTCCATTCTCTCTTCGTCGCTCTCACTATCACTACCCATACCACACATTCGTCCTCCTAATCCACGACCACCAATAGGGACTGGGTGTGCTAAATGAACTTGTGTAAATGATTGGGGTATACGAGGGTATTGGTCGCTCACTAATGCGGGGTGTCCTGCGTGTGCTGGTAAAACAGCGTGTCTTGTTAATCCTAACATTCTTCCACCTTGTGACGGCATTATATTATTATAGCGAGAAAAGAAATTCTCGTTTTCTTCTAAACCCTCGCCTATTATTTGTTCCTCGTCTAATCCTTCCAAAGCCTCCCTTGAATGTTCCGTTAATGGATTACTGGTCTTGGATTTGATTACTATTTCTTTCTTATTCTTTCTTTGAAAAGGGTTTAATCCTGATACTATATCACCTGTTGTTCGTATATCGTATTGATTTTTACTACGACTTTTTCCAAAGGGTCTTGTCGCCTTATTATATGTAATTATCTCCTTTGATTTTTCACCCAATAATTCACTTTGAAGTCCTGCCTGTGAATGACCAATTGTTGAAACATTCTTCGCACCATATTTGCTCTCAGCCCTCTCTTGAACTTTCTTGGCTTCTTTATATCGGGGTGTCTTTTTATAAGCCCACTCACCACCATAAGCATATACCGCATTATTAGCCCAATCCAATAAACCCTTTGTACCCATATGTGCTACGACTACTTGACCCGTTTTTTTATTCACATACACTTTACTGGTTGACGCAGAGATTTCCTTATCCAATTCAAAGTCATTTACTTTGTCTTGTTTGGGGTCATATGACGCTCCTAATAATCCCTTCAAATCTTTTACGGATAAAGACCCACCATAACCTTCTCCGTCACAACCTCCGTCTTGGTCGTTTTCACACTCGTCTTCCATTACAGAATTAGTATGGAAACCAGCCAACCCTTTGCCTACGGTTTGTCTTTCTTTCCTTTTGTTTTCTCCCTTTTCCTTCTTTTGAATATCTTCAATTGTATTAATCATATCCTTCAAAATAGGCAATACTCTTTGGTCTGCTATTTTTTTATCTTTTTGAGAAAGGGTTGTTCGTTTGGTTTTATAATTATCCATTAAAACTTTTTTATCATTATAAAAAGAATTACTTGGATTTCGGGTATAATAACGAATATTATCTTCTGCTTTTTTTCTCGTATCCTCCTCCCACTTTGTCCAATATTCTTCGTCTTGTGTAGAACCTTGTCGTTTTTGTCTTGCTTCACGCTGTGCCTTTGCCTTTGCCTCGTCTTCTTTACTTGGTGGTTCTTCCTCCTCGTCTTCTTCGCCCTCTTTTCTATTAAACCTCTTAACTATTTGGGACATTATATCATTATTCGTCACAGTCACTTCCCTACGGTCTGGTTTGGCTTGACGACCCACAGGGACTTTGCTTACCTTCTTTGGTTTCAGGGTGTTTTGACGATATAATTTCCTATTGGTTTCCTTATATCCAGCCTTCTTCGCATTCTTGTAAAGGACTGCTGGAAACCCTCTCGGTTTATTCTTGAATAAATAATACTCCTCCCCTCCCTCCTTCACTGCCTCCATATATGCTCTCAATTTGGCTTGGTCTTTCGCAGAAAATTGTTGTAGAGTAGGGATTTCTCTTGGAATGCTCATATCTATTTCAGGCTTACTTACATTTGACCGCTTGATATTGACGGATAATTTGTGCTGACGATTTGCGAGATTTCTTATTTCAGTAAGGGGATTAGCCAATCTCCAACCCTTCTTGGTAGGGACAGCAAAGAAGGGCGGGATTTTCAAAGTAGTTGAACCAAATTGCGGTAGTCCTTTCAAGGGTTGCCTCTCAATCGGTTTCCTCTCTCTTACTTGTTGTCCTGTTCTCCAATCGTAATGTTCTTCAAATTCGTCGTCGTCTTTATCACCCGCACCTCGCATTCTTACTGCTTCTATCAAACTCCGCTCCAATAAGGCTTTCTCTTTCTCTCTGTTTGCCTCCAATAATTGGTCTAATGCTTTGTTTGATTTGCGAGAAAACTTTTGAGAAGGCAATACCTCCTTTATAATTACCTCTTTGGGCTCGGGCTTCTTCTTAGGTCGCCCCCTTCTCTTCTTTTTTAATCCTCCGCCTTCTCCTTCTTCGTCTTCTATAATTTCTGTTTCAATATATTCTGGTCTTAATCCAAAATTATAATCTATATCATTTAAAGATAGTTGCGTTTGTTTATTTCTTATTTCTTCTATTAATCTATCTCTATCTATTCTATTTAATGCTCTTCTTCTAAAAGTTGAATTTAAATTGTTTACTAATACTTGATATAAATTAGTAACTCCGTCAACAAGTTCTTCTCTGGACATATCAGTCTCACTTAATTCATAATAATACCTCATAATTGTTTCAATCTCTGTCATATATCTATTAAATACTACTGTATCTTCTCTGGGTTCTCCTGCTGAAGCACCTCCTCCTCTGCCTTTCATTTTTAATCCTCTTCCTTCTTCTTCTTCTTGATTACTTCGTGCTGGTGCTGGTTCTGGTTCTGGTTCTGGTTCTGGTGCTGGTTCTTCGTCTTCTTCGTCTTCGTAAAAGGCTTCTGCTCTTGCTCTGTTTCTTGTATCTACTATTGTTCTTCTTCTTTCTTGTTCGTTTTCTATGGAAGTTAAATGTGGGTATTTTCTTAAAGCCTGCTCTTTTGTGTCTCCTTCTTTCACACACTCTTTTTGTGCGTTTTTAGCAATTTTATTCCATATTTTTTGTAATTTTAAATATAATATTCTCTTTTCAATGAGGCTTTCTACATTATTTAGTATGTTTTTAAAAATTTTAACTTTTATACTTCTAAATTTGTTGTATATTTGCTTTTTTGAAGGTTTTTCTGTTTGTGGTTGTTCTTCTGTTTGACGACCAGAAGAGAAATCCTGTATTTGGGAGTTTAATAATGAAATTTCGGTATCTATTTCATTGAATTCTCTTGACACCCCAGCCGAAGCCCCAGACCCTTTGCCCTTCATTTTTCCACCACTTGTTCCTAAATTAAGAATAATGTTCTTTGGAATAGACTTTTTTACCATATATAATTACCAAGAGATAATTATTTATTGATATTATTTATTTGCGAAATTTGCGAAATTTGCGAAAAATATTGAAACTTTTTTGAAACTTTTTCAATTGTAGGATTTTCCAACTACCAAGTGCCGACAGAAGGTAGAAGGCTAAACCCCCTACACGAAAACCTTTGAGAAACTTCTTCTTTTTTTCGCTTTTTCGCAATAGAACCTTTAGGTTCTAAATATGGATTTTAATATCGTCGTCCTCCTTCCAAATACTTTCTGGGTCGGCTCTCTGGATATTGATTTCCACAGGTGTCCTTTTATTCTCGTCCTTTGCCCTAAAAAAATGTTTGAGTATGAACTCGTTCTTCAAGTGGTCTTTGCTAATATTCAAGTCGTCAAACAGGTCAGTGAATTGCCCTGCGTCGGTATACAAGTCCCCACTCCTGCTCTCGCTTGAATTTATAAAATGAAGGAAGGCAAGGCAATACCACCCACAAGCGGAATTCATTAGACTTTGAATATCCTTTGTAGCATACGGCAGTTTCCCGCCGACAAATTCCTCTACGACTTTGGGAGGAGGCATTCCAAAACTATCAAAGTAAAGTCCCTGCGTCCTACCATTAGGATATTTATTGACTTGGAAACAAGTGTAATGCGACCCAGAGTTGCGTTCACCGTCCTCGTCAAACTCGTCCTCCATATTAATTATATACCCACAATTGTATTTGAGTTTGTGTTCAAGCAGTTCGTCCTTGAACCCGCAGAAGACTAAAGGTATTTCCATTCTCTTGGCTAAATCAAAAATCTCAGTATCACTAAGCGACATTCTATATCTTAAGCGGATATTTTATTTTCGCCTAAAATACCCTATCTCTACCAAAGGAGTTGGTCGGCGTAATAACCCGCTGACCCCACCTTGTGCCTGTCCTTCTCGTGTCGTAATTTGTAAAGGGCTTGGCGTTTCTTTGCGTATTCCAATCCCATTTCAGCAATATAGGTAGGAAAATCCTTATATCCAGCACCTCCCACATATGTGATAAATAACCCATTCTTATCATATACCTCTAATTTCTTTTTGGGATTATCACTGGGAAATACTTGTACACCCAGCCGTTTCGCCTGTTTTTTAGTATAATCCGTTATTTTGTAAAGACCCCCCCCTTTGACTTTGAAAGGAGGCAGGTTGGATTTCCCTTTAATATCTTGTTTGAGGGCGATTTGTTCCTTTGCTTGTTTGGGGTCAATCTCGTCGGCAGTCAAGGGTGTTTCCTTACTTATCCTTTTGGTAGGACGATAAACGGGGTAATCCTTATTACCAATATCCGCCCACTTTTCCTTATACCACCTTGCGAGATTTTTGGGTTTATCGTCGTCCTCGTAAGCACCACCTCTTGATTTATAAGTCTTGACAATCCAACCGCTTTTGTAAGCAGAAGGTTTCTCATATATTTTATCCGCTTCTCTCTTAATGCGGTTATAAAGGGCTTGGTCTAATATTATAGGCATATATAATATTAGATACAAATTAATTTTTCGCTATTTCTTTATTACTTTCAGTTTGTTGTGTTGGGATTGAGGGCGGGTGTATCATACGGAACTCCTCTTCCTTCTCCTCTGCGTCTGTATCACGAATTATTTTCAAACAGCAACAAACCACCTCTTTACACTTGGATTTGTAACTCTCGT